TATTTTTTCCATAGCATCAGAAAAGAACTCAACTTGTTTTTTTGTGAAATCAGACAATGAATCAGCAAGGAAAGAGGCAATAGGAGGAGCATATTTTTTCATCAATTCTATTTCTCTAGGCGTCAGTTCAGATCCCAACATTTTCACATTTCCAAATGAATCACTGTCTATCTTATGTTTTATGGAAGGGCTCGTCTTCTTCTCTTCATCTGTTGCTTTATCATTATCTTCATTGTCAGAGCTAAGATAAGCTGTTAAGTCATTGTAATCATTATCCTCATCTGAATCAGACAATCTTTCACTGTTTATAAGCTTCATCATTGAAATATATGCTTCGGAAAACATACTTGTGTCATTTGTTTGCATCACTGAAGCTGCAATTGAATTCATCATGGTTTCAGAAGCTGAGGAAACATTCTCCAGCTCTATTATCTCACTTCTCTTCATTGGATCCTGATTCAATAATCTGAAGTCTGTTCTTTTGGATTCGTTAAATCTTCCTCTTGACATAAAAGAAGTTCTCATACTAATCTTGGCATGGATAACCTTGCTAATTGATCTAATTAAGTTGAGCTGTCTTAATGAATCACCTTTTTTTGAACTGATCATTGCAGGAGAAATAGATTTAACTTCAGATACTGCAATTTCTGGGTCATTAACAAAAGCTCTCTGAAGAGAACTCTTATCGTCCGAGGATGGTATTCTATCGACAATTTCTTTAAGAGTTTCTTCAGTGCTTCTCAAACCTTCGAGCATATAATTTGTCAGTTCTCTGTTTAATGATGAAAAGCTCATCCATGAGTCAGAGAACTTTTTGAAACAATAAGTCAAAACAGGGTCATCAGAAAATTCTGACAAATATGGATCCAAATAAAAGTACGGTGTGTCAAAATCTTTAGTATGAATCTCATTAATTGTCAGAGAGCAAGTTAGTGTAGGATAATAAATGTTTTGCACGCCATTTGCAGTTACAAATTTTGATTCATTAGTTGAAATCGTTCCTCTATTTTTTCCAGTGAAGTCTTTCATTGATTGTTCGAACTGTGCATAAAACTTATCAATTGAAATTTTACCTTTTATTTTGTTCAAACTATCTTTAACTCTTTTCTTTTTAATATTCTTCCCAAAAGCTGGAGCATAAGCTTTATCATCA